AGAAAATCAACAATTACAGATTTTTGCGCGGTGATTTGGAACTTACATTCCAAATTAATGCCTCTCCTTTTTATTTTGGGAGAGTTTTATTTTCATATTTACCATGTGACGCTGATACACCAGCACCGATTATTACCGATACCGGTTCTTATAGACATATCATGTTATATTCCCAAAGACCTAAGGTCGAAATGGATGTTTCTAAAAGTGAGACAGCAGCAATGCTTTGTCCTTTTATTTATCCTAGGGAGTTTGTTGATTTGACTAATAACACCGAGGTTGGATATCTTGGTGCTTTAAGTTATATGTCATACGGTACACTTGACAACGCAAATAACGTTGCAGGTGAAACAATTAATATTCATGTGTGGGCAAAAATTGTCAACTATGAGCTGGCTGGAGCAACTGTTGCTGCAGAATTACAGTCTTCTTTTAAGAAGAAGAAACCAGCAACGAAAAGCTTTTTTATGGGCGCTTCCCAGAGAGCACCTACGCCTTCTGGGGGAAAACCCACTGCTACACCAGCTAAAAGTGAATCCAATCCGAAATATACGGTTTCTGGAGTTGCTTCTAGTGTAGCTAAGACAGCAGGTATGTTGAAACATGCTCCTGTTATAGGTTCTTATGCTTCAGGCGTAGAAGTTGCAGCAAAAGGGGTGGCTGGAGTTGCTTCGCATTTTGGTTACACAAATGTACCAAATGTTGAAGGAACCTCACAATACACGCCAGCTTGTTATCCACATGCTGCCACACAGGATATTATTATGCCAAGAGAAAATTTGGTTATTGATCCGAAAAATATGATCACTATAGACACTGAACGTACAACTGGTATCAAAGATGATGAAACTTTGGTACGCTCTCTAATTACTAAAGAGAGTTTTTGGTACAGTGTTACATGGGCTAAAACTGATGCAAGTTTTGCTCAGTTGGCTCATTATAATGTGACACCTATGATAGTTGAAACTGATGGTAAAACAGGATACAATAATTTGTATGCTACACCAACAGCTCTTACTACTAGTATGTTTTATCACTG